GTTGAAGTACACGTTCCAACTGCTGGAAGCGTCCCATTCGGTACTAGACCAATACCAGTCATTTGTAAATATATTTTGATTACCAAACATAGAAGTTATGAGCTCATTGATTTCGGTTTTATACTTGGCCATAAGCATAAGTTCGCCCAGTGCGGGCAGGTTCCACACGGTTGTATCTTCAATTCCGTCAGATTCAAGCGTACAGGCTTTATAGGCTCTGGCAGCTTCGGCGGCAGGGGCGCCGACAGTTCCCTGGGTGTCCTTGACGCCTGCGAGGGTTTCAAGGATTACATCGGTATTTTCCTTTCCGTCGAAGGTATCATAGAGTCCTTGGTTACCATTGCCGTAGTTTTTCAGGCCGCGTAGGTCGGTACCGTAGCCGCCCCATTTGAACGTTTTATTGCCGCCTGCGTCAACGCAGTCGCTTTTGGCGATAATGAACTGGTGGCATTCGGCGCGAAGTCGGATGCCGATACGGATATACTTGGAGCGATTATTCGCGCTCATGGAGTTCCATTCGGAAGCCGTGAAAAAGACTTGTTCACCGTCTTCAATCCGAAGCGTAGCCAAAGAAAGGTCAAGAAGCGTACCTGACCATTGCATATATTTGGCGATGTCGCTTGCGGGGGTGTTTTCATTCACGGTTGTAAAACCTATTGATTTTAAGGCTTCTATCTGGTCTTGTTTATTCAAGCGCAGAAGCATGGCGTTGGCGATATTTTTATCCATTTTATTGTATAATATTAAGTTAATACTATTCGGAAGCAACAGCTCTCACATGAAGAAGGGCTGAATTTTTGTTTTGATTCGTAATACGCCCGGTATTCAGTTCGAACGCCCAGGCGGAGTTAGTATCCCAAATTGTTGATGACCAGTAGTATTTATCAGTCATCAGCATACTGTCACTACTCCAAAAGGTACGCATCATCTCATTGATTTTATCCCGGTAGCGGTACATCAGAAGCATTTGGCCAGATGAAGGAAGGAACCAGTTGGATTCATCCTCGATACCGTCACTTTCCAAAGTGTAGGCACGGTATGCACGGGCGGCTTCGGCAGCCGGCGCACCGATTACACCGCTATTGTTTTGGTCTTTCAGGCCAGTGATAATCAGGTCGGTATCTTCCTCACCCGTGAAGCAGCCGTACATGGCACCCAGTCCTTTTTGGTTCAGGCCGTCTATGGCTTTACCCTGACCGCCCCAATAGAAGGTAGTAGTCATATCGGCATTATAGCACTCCTGGGCGGCGATTACGAAGGAGTGTCCATGGGCACGGATACGAAGCCCGCGTTTGATATACAGTTGCTTATTAGCGAGCGTAAGGGAGTTCCATTCGGCAGCAGTAAAGTATGCCTTGGAGTTATCCGAAATACGATTACAGGCAAGATGCAGATCAAGCAGACCGGCGGCCCACTTGATACGTTGTCCAAATTCAGATGCGCGGGAATTCTCGGTGACATCCGAGAAGCCCACGGCGTTCAGTGCTGCCACTTGTGCCTGTTTATTCAAGCGAAGCAGCGTTGCGCTTTGTTCATTCGTCATAGTTACTTGTTGATTAAATCATTAATATCCATATTGTCTTCAGCGAAGCGTTCGAGATATTCTTCGTAGGTTTCGCCGTTATAATATTCAAGGACTTCATTGATGTTGTCCAGCGTTACGTTATCGTAGTACGGTTCTCCGCCATAAGACTCATTATTGAACCAGTTGATCAGGTCGATGTAGGCATCTATGACGGTAAGGATGACAAGGCCGTCGATACCGGATTCAAGGGATTCGATTTCATCCGTTTCACGGATAACTGTCAGTTCATACGTGCCGTTGACTACCGGTTTATCCTGTCTGTTGCCGTCCTCATCCATTCCGGCAACTCCATATTCGAGAATGGCAAGAAGCTCGGAGCCGTCAGCCTTCAGTGTCATGTTCGAGATACGGAGCATGGAAAGTTTACGGGATGCCGTTTGTGAAGCGAGGATGTCACGGAGCATCTGAATGGCGTCAAGTTTAGGCGACGTTTCAAGACGCAGGCGTTGGACGTTCGGCATGGATTCTATTTGCAGGCCGGACGGGGCGGAAAGACCTGTATAGGTCAGTTCAGGAAGACCGACAAAACGGAGGCTTGTCATTGTTGCTGGAAGAGAGATGTCATTAATCGGAGAAGTCTCTGCAAGAGTGATGTTCTCCAGTTTGCTACCGGACGCATTGATATGGGCGATACGTGGGCATTTGTCGGTGACGAGCGTAGCGATTTGTGTGTTCCGGATATCGAGTGATACGAGGAAGGGCATTTCGCCGCAGTTCAGCGAGGTAAGCGGTGCGTAAGAACCGATGGATTGTTCTGTATGGGTGTCAGAGCCCAAGATAAGGGTTTCCACAAGTTGCATGGCGGAGAAGCTCACCGTACTTGACAGGGAGATTTCAGACAGGTCGAGCAGCTTCATGCGGTCAGCCTGATAGATATACAGCAAGGCGCCTTCCTCATGTGAGAAGTTGGTGAATACATATTCTTCGCCCGCTTCAAGGAAGCAGCTTTCGGAAAGGTTGCCGCTAGCGTCATTGCCGACACCGAAGTAACCGTTTTTAGCAGCGACAATCCGGATGGTGGCGTTTGATTTGGAAGATACGCGCCCGGAAATTACACCGCTGAAGAAATCACCGGTTTGGAAATAGCCGTCACGAATACGCCAACGTCTTTCGATGAAAGACGGAAGGGCGGTAAGTCCAAGACCTTGCAGGGCATAGAAGTAAATAGCATCAGAGGTGGCGGTATAGGAGATGTATTTCCGTTCACCGTCGTAAGAACTAACCAGTTTCTGCCATTTTTTGAGCCGTTTGTCAATGAAGAAATGCGTAGCTCCTTCGGGTGAGAACGGGTGCAGGGTGACGCCGTCAATGGTCGCCTGAACGTTACGCATGGCGGCGGCAACGGTACGCAGGGAGAGTTCCGTACCGGATGAGTCAGTCCACACTACTTGCTGGAGATAGATGTTATTAAACAGAACGGAGCCGTAGCCAGCATAAGGGTTAGTGAATGTTTCATCGCTCGTCCGGTTGGGGTCCACCTCGGCGTCAACCGTGCAACCACCGTCGTTGTCCTTGCTATTGAGCGTATCACAGTCATAGATTTTATTCAGGTACATGCGCATGGCATCCTCGGAGCTGTACACACCGTCTGTTACGGAAGCATACTCTTCCAAGAACCACATCGGCTGCATATTCTTGGCGCGTTGGTCAGTGGCGGCAAGGTAGTCGGTGAAGATGTCATAACTCAAGACACTTTCTGGGCAGGCGTATTTATACAGGTTTTCCTTCCATGTTCTTTGCCAGTTCCCGCCTTTGGAGTAATCGCAGGAATCACAGAAGCGCAACCATCGGTAGAGGTTATACGGCACTTTCTTACCCAAAGCGTAATCAATGGCGAGCTGGTCATCATCGACAAGCGATTCAAAGTAGTAAGTCCATGCCGGGAAGGTATCAGCAGAGATAGTTCCGTTATCCACGAGTTTTTGAACCCATGAGGACTTGTCCGTTTTCATGGCCATCATATCCTGAACAGAACCGACGCCCTGAAACCAGTCCATACCTTGGTAGTTAAGAAGTTCGAAGCCTTCAACCGGATTCAGGATGTCACCGGTGACATTCCATTTGCCGTTTTCATACTTCATGGAACCGGACTGCTTTTTCCAGACACCATCCTGGTACCTCATTATCCGGTATGAGCTGCCACAATACAGGGAAAGCAGGTACACACTGTCCGTATCGAGGCCGTCAGTCTGTTTGAAGCGTATCTCAATTGCGTCTAAAGTTTCGTCAGGAGTACCGAAGAACTCTATGAAGTCACCATAATTCAGGCAACCTTTGTTATAGCCGGGGGTATCTTTGAAGCCGAGGGCAAACTGTTCCCCTTTGTCTTCTTTCCAGTTGCCTTTGGCATGGAAATAGACGTTTTGCAGGCTGTCATCCTTACACCGATAGGTGGCTACCGGGTGATTGGCGGTAGAGTGGTTCATCTGCAAATCTTCGATATGCAAGTCACCGCTGTCAAATGTTCCGTCAAATGCACGTTGGACAGGTGTCATATAGTTACCACCCAAGGCACGGTATGTAACGTTCATCATTTCACAGGCGCCGCAGTCGTTCGCATTGCCGGAATCGGAGTAATCGACTTTTACGGTAATGACATCGACCGGGATTGTATTATCACCGACCTGTACTTTGTTGATGGCAGCCAAGGCTATTGCACGGCGTCCTTCCTCCGTCGTATCGTCCGGATTAAGTAATATGATTCGAGTGTCCTTGTTTTTGCCTTTGCTCTTGGCGAGGTAGTAGCGTTTATTCTTTACCGGGCGTTTGGCAGAGGTGGTTCCCTGGTTGCGGGTTTGGACACTCACGGCCTTGAAGTTACGCCACGGGCGTTCGGGGTCAAAGTAATAGAGCGTGATGTATATCTTCGTACTGGTGGAAGTGGTGCCGTCCAGTGCTTCTATATCGGAGCCTTCATAGGGGCATTCGACAATGTAAGGCATACCGCGTGAATAGATTTCGGCAGCCGACGGGCGGCTTTGGGTACTACCCTCGGCTGTCTGGCTTTTAAGGATGTCCTCAAAGGCGTATTCCTTCACCATTACCTCTGTATCGGTCAGACGGACAAGGTAGTTCTTGAACGCCTGTGCCCATTCCATATAGGAGTTCCAGGCCATCATGTAATAAAGATACAAATCACCCAGTTTGCCATCCATCGTTATATACTTGGTCTGAATCAGGGAGCCGCCGCCCGGAACATAACCAAGGCAGGCGACTTCCTCACCGCTGAGGAAGAGTTTCATCATGGAATACCGTGTGCCGTCACGTTCAACGTAGTTGCTTGCAGGTTCAACAACCACGGCTACGGTTATCTTTTCACCCTGTCGATAGGCGCGTTCTTCACGACGGGAAACGCCATTGTTACAGAAGATGCCGACCACCCGGCCGGTGACATAGAAGCCGGCACCGGACGTTTCGTCATAGCAGCTAAGGAGCAGGGCATCATCATCGGTCACGTTCTTGGAAGCGAAAGCGAACTGGATGGCGGCACCGTTGGATTCGATGGACGAGCCGGCAAACGGGGCATGGTTTAATGACACGCCCACATTCTCGGCTACGCGAAGGCAGTTCTCACCCAAGAATGTGCCAAAACCGTTGGTAGTCCAGTTGGCACCGTCCACTTTCATTTCATAATTACCGCTGACAATGCTATGGTCAGTTTCCTGATTGGTACGGGATGAGAAGTCAAAGTTATAGATGGCGCCTTCTTTTATGGCGGCGTCAATGGCGGAACCGCTAACTGTCACCCGGACAGGTTCGCTAGTCACGTCCTTGCATACGGCAGTATAGTTGACCGTATCGGTGCCGTCAGCCTTGTAGCCCTGCAGTTGTTGTTTGACCTGATAGGTTTTGTTACGACTGGCAGCAATTTGTGTTACCTGCACGTTATTGGCTTTCACGCTGACGGGTGAAGTCATTTCCAACGGGTCATAACAGGCAACATCAAGTTCTACGGTTTCGTACAGTCGGACTACTCCACCGTTTTTATCATCGTATCTCAAGGCGACAAGAGGTGTGGAACTATTCGGGTCAATTACCATGACAGCCGTGTAGATGACATTTCCTTTCACTCCGGATGCGACATCCGTTCCTTGGATGCGCAAGGGATAGGTACCGTGTTCTAGGCCGAGGGAAGCAGGGCGGATTACAACGGAGTGCGAGTAGTTGTCATTTACAACGGTGGTAGACAGGGATTGCCATTCACCATTAATCTTGATGTCAACCTGGGCACTGATACCTTTATCAGAGGTGTTGTTTCCGAACTTATAGAGTGGAAGGCTGAAACTTTCAGTTGTCGGAGTAAGCAGAGTTTCAGGGGTATAGTTGAGCACCTGCACACAGGTACAGGTAATATCAACAGCTGTTACATTGACATTCTTGGAACCGGTGTTGCCGCTTTCGTCAGTGGCTATCAGCTTGAATTTCCGAGTACCGGCAGCCGTAAAGTATGTGGTGAAGTCCAGTTCAAAGGAGAAGTCCTTCATGTCACCGGAAGATGCTTTGTTGACGGTTTCAGTCCAGACGGTAAGCCCGCTTTCACGGTCTACGAGTTCCAGTTTCTCAATCAGGTTGTCAGAGGATTCGACACCGTTCGAGGTCACGGAACGAATGGCGGCAAAGGTTCGTAGCGTGGAGCCGTAAGAGCCATAGACAGGTGTCGACTGGAAAGCAATGGCAACAATGGTACCACCAGTTTGACCGCCGCCACCCGTGCCGATAGCGAACTGCACTTCATCGCCAAGGGTTTCACCGGCAGCGTTCTTCATCTGAAGTTTTACAATGCCTTCTGTTTCCACGTTTACGTCGAGGTTGGCCGGAACATAGGCATAGGCGCCACCAGTTGAAAAGGCGTCCTTTCCCCCTTCCGCCGGTTCATCGGAAGTTTCAAAAACGGAACTGCCACCACCATTCCCGAAGGGTTTCCAAAGAGACGGGGTCGCAAAATCGGACACGGCACCCTGGAACTGCCGGGTTTCCATTTCATACTCGCCTGTTTTGTAAGTAATGATGAGACCCGTTCGCTCATATTTGACGCCAGATTCCTGTTGATAGGAGACAATGGCGGCAATAGCGGTTTCAAGGGTATAGTAGCCGTCTTTCAATGGGCGGATCTCATCAACAATGACGATGGGGTGTGTTACATCGTCAGCGGGCGTGCCGCTCTTCATATCCTCAAGGGCTTGCTTATCCTCGGCGGACAAAAGGCCGGCTTGTTCAAGGGTAGCAGAAGGCAAACGGAAGCTGTCATCCGTTTCTTTACCGGTTGTTTTGGACACTTTTTTGAAAGATACATTGAGATAGGAAGCGTCAGACAGGACGGAGAATGAATCAGGTTTGATTATGTCGGAAGGGATATTTGTCATTGCATCCTCTAAAGCCTTTCCACGGTCGCCGGGGAAGGCTTCATCTTCACTTTCCCCAAGAGACAACGGTTCAGGCAGACATTCAGAAGGAACTTTACTTTCTTCGTTCAAAGGAGCGATACCGTTCGCTTTTCCTATCCTTTCCTCAAAGTCATTTATTACAGAGGTCCATTTGCCCCATGTAACACTCTCATTGGAAACAATACCTATTCGTGAGATTGTACAAACTGTACCTAAATATACACCTTCGGCATTGTCTGACATGGTAGCCAGTTGTATACACGAAGTGAATGATTGACAAACCTTATTAAGCTCCAACCGTTCAATTTGTATATTTACAGGAATCTTAGACGAATCAACAGACAAAATACACCGATAATTCCCAATAGAAGAATCCCCGGAATACATTGTTTTTAATTTATCTTTAAAGCTACCAATAGTAGTAAAAGAGCCAATACTTTTAAATGGGTCAGTCAAAGGATTGGATTTATCAGACACTCCTGTTATACGTTTCAATAACTCGGCGTCTCCATCCGATAAATCTTTTGCAATCTTATTGACATTCTCCACTAATGCATCAAAATCACCATTCACCATTTTAGCAATGGTACTTGAAAGTAAATCAATAGATATTTTCCGACCGCCACTAACTTCAACGTACATATCTTTGGATAGCTCTGTTGTATCAGTCAGTTGCTCTATTGTAAGACTGTTTGTCTTCAACGCTTGTAACACAAGGCTAATAATCTGTTGTTTTTCTGTTTCTGTCATAATTCTCTTTTTTAATCATTTTCATATACCCATACAAGCTCAATGGTCATACCAAGATTATCTATGTCGCAATCATAGACATTATCAAGATAAAGTTGGAACTCCTTCAGAGCACCAATATCTCCACCGTTAATACCTTTCAAGACACATACACCATCCCTACTGATTACACTCCCTTCAATGAGGTTAGTATACGAATCTCCTTTATATAGTACAGCACGCAAATTTATCGAACCGTTGTCCAAATCGTTCTTTAGTCTATCCAGTCCATTAACTGTAAGTTTACCGTAACCTCTTCTACCAATATACTTGTTATCTATGTCAGTCGTCTTGATTGCAATCAAATCCCAATATGAATTTTTATCAACACCTGGGTGATGAATACTGTTGACAGTAACCATAGTATCACTATTAATAGAAACTCCAGTATTAGGAATAGCCTTAGTCATATTGATATATGCTCCGACCTCTGCAACCTCACTTTCTGAACCATACTTGATACTACGTATTCCTTCATCATCTGCTATCCTATAAGCCCCGCTTTGTACACACCTCATAGCAAGCTGGTTATTCCATTCCAAAACTGGATTCATCGTTCTTACCTTCTGTAACATTTGATTGAACACAAAACTCTTCAATCCCTCTATTTGCTGGTTAAGTTCTGGAACATTACTTTCCTTTCTGGTATATCGAACACCATCAAAGTAGACGTAATTACAGCATAAGACACGATTCAATAATTCAGCAAACCACACAGGGCATCCCATCCCATTTCCAAGCGTGAATAATACTGTTGTATATTCGTGGCTGAATAGCTCAACAATATCCTCATCAGAGGTCACGAACTGCTCATTATCCACACCGAACGTCCATCCGTTATCTTTGAAACCACCAGGAACGCGAAAATCAAAAAAGTATTGCATCCCATCTATCCACCAGACAGCATCAAGACGCTGCTTATTATCTTTCATTGAATACTGAATAAGGCTGGTTTCTGATAACTCACATTCATCGTCCGTAACTTTAAAAATCTCACTCGTATTCCCATTAACTGTTACAGTATAGTATCCACATGGAAGCAATGAAATGTTATAGAAATAAAGAATCTTATCATCATTCATCTTCCATGAGCTTAATGATACAGGTGTAGATATATTACTTAAAAGATTATTAATGTATACTATAGGTTCCTGCTCTTTGGCTGTCAAAATCAATTCAACAAAAATCCTGTCTGTACGTGCGAATAATTGCACATATTTACTCTTCGCTCCAAATTTATCGGTAGACGGAGAAAAAAACAGTGGGGTAAACGGGCTTATAATCATATTTCTAGGCTTTTGTTATTGAACGGACAAATAAATCATACTTCACTCCCTCGTTTCTCTCAACTGTACTACTCACCTCTTTGATGTAGCCCTCGTAAACTAGATCATCTTTTAAGATTTTAATCGTTTCATCATCTGTTGGTGGAATATCTTCATTATAAGTTGTGAATGAAACATCTCCACAAGTTATAATACCACTTTCAACGTTAAAATCATCTTTCATTCCTATACCATTGACAACAACATCACTATTACCGTCAGAAGAAGAATAAGATAGTTTTTTAGTGAACATACCAATATAGCCGGCATTTGCTTGCAATATGCCTCCTTGCCAATACATGGTATTAAACATCGTTTCAGGATCAAGTACGCCACTTATTTCCCAACCGCTCCTTATAAGCCTATACTCTTTATATGTTTGTACTCCGCCATTATCATGTAATGTAGTACTGGCACAAACAAAAAACACATCATTGTCACTTTCACTATCCGTTGTATCTTGGCCTCTCTTTTGCGATAAGAATTCAATTCCATAAACATCAGCACGGTAAGGGCTAATCAACTCTAATACATTATCAGTTATATCAATGCCAGTAGTATATTCAGTAGTAAATCGGAATTCGTCACGACCATTCATACTTTCATAGTCCTGTTTATCATATCCTACCCTAACCAAAGAATATATTCTTGATGAATCAACCTTATACTCAAAACTAGAAAAGCTGCTATTTAAATCCTTTACATTGTTATCACTAAACAATTTGTCCCGGTGTTTAAAAAAAACAGTGACACCATTGATCACAGGCACAAAGCCAAAAACTGTTTCCATCCAGTTTTTAAACTTTGTATAAGAAGTATATAGCTTAGCTTGGGGGATTCCACGAATACTTTCAGCAGCTAATATCACGCAATTATCTAACCTTTCATCAGCACCTGAAGCTATTTCACCATAGATACCTTCATTTCCACCATTCATGCTTTTAAGCAATCGGTTTAACACATCAATAGGTCTTATTGCATCCACATAGATAGGGTTAGCTCGAGAAGTAAAGCGTGTCTCAAATTTGAAATTACGAAAATAAATATTGCCAGTAGAAGCATTAACTCTGTTAAATGTTACCTTCAAATCAAAAAATAAAGCCTGTCCTTTAGTCAGATGAATCTTGATGGATTCATTCAGATTACTTGGGGTAACATCCCCCTTATTATACCCCCATCTTTTCAACTCGACTAAACGACCATCTTCGTAACGCCCACCTAGAACAATTTCAGCTTTAGTTGTATACGCATCACTATAACTGATATAGTATTCAAAACTAAAATTCAATACTATATCAATGTCGGACAAGGCTTTAACAAATACATTTGGATCATCTTTCGATTCCTGTGGTGCATCATAAAACTCAAGAGGTGAATCCCGTGACGGAAGTTCACCACCAGAAATATATAAGGGAAGCGAATATGTTATAGCTTCTACATATATTCCTTTGTCAATTACAATATATTGCAAAGAAGCATCATTTTCTACAGTATTACCACCTAATGTATGCGGTTGACTATAATTCATACTTACAGAATCATAATAAAGCTGATATACATCTTTTATCTCATCTACCGAATATTCGTACTGCGTTCCTTTGTTAGCCTTTATGATATTAGCGACACTATCATCTATCGAATTAATAGAAACAGTATTTCCATCATAGGTCAATGAACCGAAATCCAGTCGGCAACTGAAGAATTCATCATAAGTATGAGAATCGGTTATAGTATAAACAGAGATACTGGCATTAGAAGCCAGGTACTTGCTCAAATACTCCTCCAAAATGAGGTCATAGGCTTCTCCAACAAACTGGAATTTTGAGGTAAAAGTTCTAGTTATCCCTTCAAGTCCGGAGCGTTTACGGGAAAACTTAATTTCATCCCAATTCTGAATACAAGATTTGGGAATATCATAGGAAATACTATCAACTGTAAGTACATATTTACAAAGCATTTTAACTCGTTTTGAACGTTCACGAGCAAATATATAGAAAAAGCCAACCGGTTTCCCGATTGGCTAAATTCTTGAAATTACCGCTTCATCACAATCTGACATATCAGCCTATAATACAACGATTTACAGATATTTTTATTCTATCTTAATTTTCAAAGAATACAATATAGATTCTTTATACCTATTTCATTACTTTGCTTTTCAACACATCTAATGATACTTTTTTATTTATACTATCTAATTTGTCACATACATTAGCTGTATTTTCATTAATAGATTCAATTATTTTATTATTTCCATCTTTTATAATACTAAATTGATCACTTGTAATTGTTGATGTCGACCAATTATAGGAAAATGCTCCAATTAGTAAGGCAACAACAGACACATAAAAAGCAAATTTTGTCCACCTCAAAGATTGTCGAGTGACATCTAATGATTGTCGAGTCAAATTCAACGACTCTTGTGTTTTCTCTAATGAATCACGAGCTATTTGTAATGCTTCTTCATTTTCAGTCACAAATTCACGTTCGATAAGTTTCCTCAAATCCTCTGTTGAATAAATTACATTTTGCAGATACTGTAGAGCCCAGTCATAATATTCAGATGGCAAAACTAAAGGAGTATATAAAATATTGCCAAATCTATCTCTTATATTCCAATCTGTTATATCTAAAAACACACCATCTTTATTCAACACACTAATATTTCCATGAAAACTTGAAATTTTCCATTCATCATGAAGAATACTAAGAAAATCATCATTAGTAGTAACGTTATCTAACAATAAATTTGTAAGTCCTTCGTTTTTTAAATGCTTTAGTAAACTCACAACTTGGAGAAATTGAGAAATACGGACTTTCATCATTTCTTCATCACATTTCTTCACCAAAAGTATAGCCTGTTCTTTACCAGACAATTTACCATATACAAAAGCTAATTTATATATATTATTAAAAAATTTACGACAAATAATCACATCAAAATTTGTCATAGAGGCAATAGATTGATTTACAATCCATTTTATCACTTCTTGTTCTAATGGGTTAAATTTCTCCATTTCCATACATTTTAAAACTACAAATATAATACATTTTTTCAATAATTAAGTTCTTGACTTATTTTCTTTCTACCAAATGAAATGCGACTTCGAACCGTTCCAACCGGAATATGCAGAATTTCACTTATCTCATCATAAGAATACCCACTAGCATAATACATCACACTATCAATACAACGGGATTGTTTAGCACACCGTTGTATTGTGGAAACCAAATCATCAAACAGTATTGAATGAGCTGTACAGTTAGAAATGGCACTTCCGTCTACCATATCAAGCCCTGTAAAATGTATAAGGGAATTTCTATTGTATCTTATTATATAAGTATTCCTCATTATAATAAGGCACCACGGTTGAAGTGGTTTAGAACAATCAAATTTATCACGATTCACAAGTAGCTTATAAACTGTATCACCAGCTAAGTCTTCAGCATCTTGCATGGAACAGCAGAATTTTCTTGCCACCTTTAATATCCAAGGATATATTTCTGATAATTCCTTTTCAAAGTCCATTGTCAGCCCTCCTTATTAGGTGTATCTTCGGTTCGCCATTAATGCACCTTTCCACATATTTCCGGTGCATGATACTTTGTTCGTGCATTTCCTTAGCAGAACGCTCGATTGAACTAATAAGAGTGCCTATATCGGGGGGCAATAAGGCAATCATTTTTTTTACCTCGGACACTTCTGCCGTTATCCGATTACACTTCGTCTCTAATGTACGTAATTCTGACAATAAAACATTGTATAAATGCCTATTTATACAATGGATGCTGTTTTTTCTATTCATAAAAAAGTCGTTTGTGATTCTAAAGGAGATGTACAAACGACTGTATGAAATAATTCGCTTTAATTAAAAATTAATCGAATTACAGCATATATGTAATACCAATATTATCATGTGCTTCTTTTTCTGATCGATATTTCAACATCAGCTTGATGAACGATATTCGCATAGACAGCAGCATTAATTACGCGGGAATCAATACTCATTTTAAAGAATGTCATTAGAAAAGCAATCTCAGCATCAAAAGAAGAACGAATTTGTTCAGGAGTAGCCTTACTTCCTTTATGTTCCTCACTGCGTCTTTCCTCATTCCGTTTTTGCTCAAAAATTGCAGAATGAAGTAAATAATCAATCTTCGATATTACTTGTTCATCACTCATATTTCGGGTATCTACATTTAGCTGGTCCAATACCTGACGAACATCATCATAAAAGCCAAGAGAAACAAGAGTCTGACATATACGAAGGCTCAATAGTTTGGCACGTTCCTTCACCATATCCTCTTTGTCCATAATCATAGCCTGCATACCTGAAGGATTAACAATACTTCTGTATTCGATAATTAATTTAGATGCCATCTCTTTAAGTGTGCTTTCAGACACAGATCCGCGGTCCGAAAGCAAACAAGCATAGTTTCCACATGAAAGCTCAATGAAATCATTCAATGTTATCTGATTTAATCTTTCAATCATAGCTATTTCAGTTTAGACAACTTATACAGTTCAAAATCACGGTTAGACGCATCCTGACGCTGCATTTTAAGACTCTTCATCAAAAGGAGATTTGTTCTATCAACTCTTTTTTCTAATCGGGAATAATCATTGAAAACAATGGTGTCACCGGAAGAAGATGCAAAATATGTCGGTGAAAATGTAGGAAAATCCCAATCCGGCATGTCAAAATTAGAGATATCTACCTTATCAACATCAGGAAAGACTTGTGCACCTTTAGGAATATCAACTAAAGTTGGAGTATCAGGAGTAATCCATGCTTTCCCGGAATACATGACAACTTCATGTTTACCAGCATCACCGACCAAGGCTTTACCGCCGGGATGCCTATCGTTTCCTGTACCTTCAGCATAAGAAGGAATAGGAGTAGCAAGAATAGTTGCCACTTGTACAGCTCCTAATGCTCCAATAATAGCAGCCATAACAGCGCCAGCAATAGGCCCCAATTGAAAGGCTTCCATAATACCCCGTGCTGTTGCTATTCCGGTTTCAGCAACCTGTACACCTTTATTCCAAATAGCTTGCTTACGAGCCATTTCTTGTTTTTGTTTTTCAAGTTCGGCATTTTTAGCTTCTGTCAAAGATTTAGCTGCACGTTTACGAGCTTCTGCCTCTTCTTCAGAAATTGCACCGGATTCAGCCAATTTATCAACACGTTCTACATCCTTATCATATTTTTCATCATTAACATCCTGTTCTTCCTCTATCCTATCAATTTGGGCGTCATAAAGTGTGGTAACAAGACTTCCAATAGCACCCACAGCCTGCGATGCAGTTTGAAGCCATTTTTTGAGATTCCGTTGACGTTCCTTATAAGCCTTATTGTCTGCTTTGGTGATGTTCTGAATTGCTTCCACTTCATATTCAGCCTCCTTTTGAGCCAATTTAGCTTTTAAATTATACAATTGTATGGTAATCTTCTCACGTTCTTCGACACTTATATTCTCGGCCATTAATTCCAGTTCTAAAGCATCAATAGCAGCTTCAGCGGTTTTACGCGTATATTCGATTTTTAATTTATATTCCTCTTTCGCATACTGCTCTTCAGTTATAAGTTTAGAAGCTAGCCTTTTTTTGAGAGCAATCATTTCTATTGCATATTCACTATCACGCAACTCTTGTTCGTGAGCTGCATTTTCAGCGATCAACAATATTTGGTCAGAAGCATGCTTTTCATAAATATCCTGTTTCTTCCTAGCATACTTCTCATCAATGAGAGTAACATTTTCACCAGTTTTCTCTGCTGCGTCAATTTCTGCTTCACGCTGTAACTCCAACTGATGTAATTTCAAATCGAGTTCTTCCTTTGAGCCTTTTTTTACGACAGCAAGAGCGTTCTCAACATCTTTCTTTTCACGATCTGAATTATACTTAATAGAGAACTCATCTAATTTATCCTGCATTTCTTTCGCCAAATTCTGACGAGTAGCGGTTTCTTCTTTACTATAACCCTTAACAGCAGCAATCTTCTTTGAATAGGCTAAACCAATTTTAGCTAGTTCCTTTTCTAGTCCCTCATCCATGAGTGCCAGTTCAGATTCCTGATAAGTTTCACGAATCTTCTGTTTTTCCTTTTCTGCTTTTTCAAGTTCACGTTTTTCCTTATCATTAAGAATCTTTATGCCTGAACTATTTTCGTCGGTGACCTTTGGGCGAAACTTTTCTGCAATCTTATCAAGTCCATTATTAAATTCATCACTAGATGCTATTTTGAATAAATTTTTAGAAAATTCTAACTGAGCTTTATCGGCTTTTTCTGCTTCAGAAGTATAATAGCCAAACATTTTAGCCGCACCATTTTTAATCCAAGACATATCTTCAAACTCTGATGTTGCATATTGAGCACCAGTTTTCATCCGTTTTAAAGCTTCTCTTTCTTGAGCTGTTACTTCAATGCGTTTATTTTTCATTTGAATAACAGCTTTTGTATATGCTTGTTCTTCTGTATCACCAGCATCAATAAGCCTTTTATATTCTGTCTGGAAGTCTTTCTCTACTTCCAATAACTTTTTGTTTGCATCTTTTTTGGCAAGTGTTCTGAAATTATAATCTATCCTTTCTATTTTTTCTTCAGGAGATTTCAAATCATTGGCGATACCTCTTATTTTATCAGCCATCCAATTAAGGAACTCCTTAGCAGGTCCCGTTGACTCGGAGAAAGAAAGCATAAACGCTTCCCATGCTGAAGATAAGTTAGCAATAGCTCCATGAACATTATCTCCCATCGTGTGAGCCATATCGCCCAATTCACGTTCTACGCCAGTTATTTGTTCTCTAAGTGGTAATATTTTATCAGCAGCGGTGAGAAAAGCATTAAAAGCAGCAACACTACGCTTGTCTGTCAATTCAAGAGTAGTATTCAAGTCTACCCCTTTTTCTTTTAACGACTTCAATCCAGCAACTAACTCTGGTAATGTTTTAACAGGTTTTCCTAAGGCTTTGGCTAATTTCCCATTACTGTCAGCCAAATTTAGAAATACATTACGAGTAGCAGTAGCAGCCATTGAAGCGTCAAAACCGGCATCTGACAATTTACCTAACAAAGCCAAAGTATCTTCAATACTGAAATTAAAGGCTTTTGCAACCGGCCCAACGATTGGTAATGCAGTAGCGAGATATGAAAAAGATAACGCACTTTTTGTTGTCGCAACAGCCATCGCAGATACATATCTTTCTGTTTCTTTAGTATCAGCATTAAACATACGAAGAGAAGCCCCAGCCAATGAGGCTGCGTCTGCTAATTCCGCACCAGTAGCTTGTGCGAATTTAAGAACGTGCTCTGTCGCATCTAATATTTCTTTTCGAGTAAAGCCGAGTTTAGCGAGTTCTATCTGCAAATCAGTAGCTTCAGAAGCTGTATATTTCGTCGTAGCACCCAAACGTTGAGCATCAGCAGTTAATTCCTTCACTTTATCAGAAGTGGTTCCTAGTATTGCTGCAAGCCTACTATTAGCAAATTCAAATTTAACAATATCACCTACTCCCTCACGCAGTTTTGTAAATAAAGCAACAACTCCACTAACAACAGCCTGAGCACCGATATATCCAGCAGCCCACCCTTTCAGTCCAGCTCCAACTTGGCTTAAACCCTTACCCATGTGCTGTTGAAGCATCATTCCTGAATTACGAGCAATAATACCCATGTTTTTCATAGACCTATTGCCATTTTCCAACTCTATAATAGCGGCTACTACTTCTTCCCGATATGCACCGATAGTCATTTTCTGTTGACTATATCGATCAGAGTTTCGTTTGATATAATCTGTATTGATACCTATGGTGGAGTTGAGACGTGCAAGTGTCCGGATATAGTTTTCATCTGTATCTTTCAATACATCTACAGCCTTTTGAAGCTGCTTATTCATCTCTTTTGCCTGGGAACGGCTGTGTATTTCCTGATTAGTTAGTGTAATTGCCGACCGGATAATCTTTAATCGCTCTTCTTCCGATAAAACAGTTTTCTTACGTGTGGTATTACCTGTATTTTGAGCTCTTGCCAAATTCGCTTCCGCTTTAGCTGCCTTTTCAAGAGATGCAGAATTATCTTCACTAGCCTTAGTTAGTTTTTTCAGTTCAGCGGCAGATAGTTTCTCTACATTTAGCTTTTCCTCTATCTTCTTGCTTACAGTTTGAGTTATTTCAGACTGTTTTCTAAGAGCTTCGGTTAATTCAGCAGATGCAGAACCAGCCGTTTTTGCTTGCGTGTTATAGAGATTACCCAACTTTTCAAGGTCAGCAACTCCTTCTACATTTAGTTTCAAACCTTTTGCTAATTCTTTGGCTGCACTAACATAGTCAGCTCTCACACGCTCAATAGTATTATCAAGCTCAACTAACTTCTGCAAGTCGTTTTCATCGACGAAATCTTTTAATTTTAATTCTGCCATAATATTACAGGTAATGTCTATATTCTACAATCGTTCCTTTTATCTCAACTCCTACTTTATCAAAAGCATAGGTTCCATCAGCCTTTTGATAAACGACATACATACAGCCGTCCAATACAGCCGCTTTCTTTGCAAGCTCGCTGATACGCTCCAGTTCACTTTGCATCTTCTTTATTTCGCAACTACAAGCCATTTTCTACCGATATCCACATTCTGAAAAGAAGCGTTCCATCCAGGGACGGAGATACATAATACTGAAATACTCTTTAGCTGTATCACCGATACCTAGAATCTGCTCACCGTATTTCTTTTCGATAGAACTACCGTCCGTAAATCCTTTCGTTGAGAATCGAAGCCCGGAATCAATTCTATCGGCAGTTATGCTATCATAGAAAGTACCAGTAAT